ATGCAACAACCTTACAACATGATGCAGCCGCCGCAAAAAGACATGCCGCCTGCCCAAGCTAACGTGAACGCGATGAACCAGGCCGCTGCGCGCAACGCGGCCACGCAGGGCGCTAAGTCTTATGGCGCGCCAACGATGGCGTCAGACCGCGAGGTTATGCGGCGACCAGCGGCATTGCAGCCGGTCCAAGGTAGTCTGGTCGACGGTCAGGCAACCAAGACCGGCGTCAATCCCGAGAACCGCAACATCAAACAAACCATGGGCACGGGCATCATCGCTGCCCGGATGAACCGCCCAGATTGATAGGACCAACACATGCACTCCCAACAAATTGATGTAGAAGTTGTTGATCCAGAGATGGAGAGGGAACGCACGCAAGAGCGTTTGCAAGCGTTTGGCCAATCCATGTCTCACCAACGCGACGACTGGATTCGGGCCCGCTACAGCTACGGGGTGGACAAGCGTTGGCTCGAAGACGAAGACCAGTACAACGCCAAGGACAACGTCAACAAGGCAGCCAGCCAGATGATGACCAGCGTTGAGCAGGGCTACCCGGTCACCACACAGAACGCCAAGCCTCATCGCTCGACTGTCTACATCGGCTTGACCAGACAGAAAACCAATGCAGCCGAGGCACGCATATCCGATATTCTGTTGCCCACCGACGATCGCAACTGGGGCATCAAGCCCACACCAAAACCCAAGATCATGGCTATGAGCCGCGACACCCAGATGGCCGGTGACAAAGAGACTGGCCAACCACTGATGAGCCCAGATACTGGCGAGCCCTTGGCCATGCGCGACATTGCCCGTGCGGCCATGAAAATAGCACGCGAGAAGTCGGACGCCATGCAGCTGGAGATTGAAGACCAGCTGGTCGAGTGCGACTACAACGGCGAGCTGCGCAAGGTGATTCACAACTCGGCACGCCTGGGCACCGGTGTGATCAAGGGGCCGATCGTCACCAACCGCACACGCAAAGCCTGGCAGCCATACAAGGACATGGAAGGCAACACGATTCACCAGCTGGACATCGTGAACGAAGTGACGCCCGCGTCATTCAGCGTTGATCCGCGCAACATCTGGCCAGACCCAGGCTGTGGTGATTCGATCCACAACGGCAAAGGCATTTACGAGCGCGAGCAACTGACTAGCCGCCAAGTTCGTGACCTGGCCAAGCAGCCAGGGTTTATGAAGGACCAGCTTCGCAAGGTGCTGGAAGAGGGCCCAAAGAAGTCGGCCACCTTTCAGGAACTGAAAGACGACGACCAGCGCGACATCGCACGCGACGTGTACGAGATGTGGAGCTATTGGGGCGAAGTTGACCACGACGACCTGGAAGCCGCAGGCATCAAGGTAGGTGAGAAGGACGAGCTCCGCGCAGTCAGCGCATGCGTCGTAATGATCAACAGCACAATCGTTAAAGCGTTCCTGAACCCGTTGGAAGGCGGCGATCTGCCGTATGACTTCTACGTCTGGGAGCGCGTGTCTGACAGCGTGTGGGGTTATGGTATTCCCTACCTCATGCGCGCGCAGCAGAAGGTCCTTAACGCTGCCTGGCGACAGATGATGGACAACGCCGGTGTATCCAGCGGGCCACAGATCATCGTCAAGGCCGGAGCCATCCAGCCAGCGGACAAGCAGTGGCAGATCAGCGCACGCAAGATATGGTTTGCCACCGACGAGGTGGACGACGTGCGCAAGGCATTCACCGCAGTGGAATTCAACAGCCACCAGGTCGAGCTGTCAGGCATCATCAAGATGGCCATGGAGCTGGCCGACATGGAGACCGGCGTGCCGGTCATCATGCAAGGCGAGAAGGGTGCAGCACCTGACACTGTTGGCGGCATGCAGATGCTGATGAACAGCGCCAACGTGGTGTTGCGTCGTTTGGTCAAACAGTTTGATGACATGGTCACACGCCCTCACATCCGCCGGTACTACGACTACAACATGATGTACAACGAGGACGAGGAGATCAAGGGCGACTTCAGCATCGACGCCCGAGGCTCGTCGGCCTTGCTGATTCGCGACATCCAGAACCAGGCGTTCTTGAACCTCCTGGCCGCTGGAGCGAACCCGGTGTACGGCGTGTACCTGGATACCCAGAAGTTATTTGAGAAGGCCCTACAGGCCCAGCACATCGATCCCAAGGACGTGTTTAAGTCCGAGGACGAGTTGGAGAAAATCAAAGAGCAGCAAAAGAACCCGCAGGAAGCCCCGCCCGATCCAGCCATGGCCGTGGCCCAGCTGCGTGGCCAGATCGAGATGGAGAAGGCCAAGGCCCAGAACGCGGGCGACATGGCCGAGTTGCAGGTACGCCAAGGCATCGCCCAGCAAGAGGGCCAATTGCGCATGGCCGAGATGCAGCTCACCCGCGAGATTGAGATGCTGAAGATGGCCAACACCCAGAACCTCACACTCGAACAGATCAAGGCCAAGCTGGCCGACACGGCAATGCGCGAGCGCGGCAAGAAAGAGCTGTACGCGGCAGAAGCAAATTTAAAAATGACCACTGGTCAAGGCATCTAAACCCGAAAGGAAATTATCATGGCATCAATCAGCGCAACCGTCAGCCGCGACACGGCTCCCGGCGCAATCATCGTTACCTGGGCATTAGGCATTGCGGACAGCGGGCTGCCGTACCAGCTCAGCTCGGCATCGGACCTAACGTGCCACACCTTCGGCACGTTTGGCTCAGCCACCATTACCTGGCAAGGATCGAGCGACGGCACTAACTGGCACGCAATGACGCAAAAGGGCGGCACGGCCAACATGGCCTACACCACCACTGGCAACCACTCACCCAACGAGATGCCCCCGTTCATTCGCCCGATCTCCGCAGGCGGTACGGGCACCGCGATCACGGCATCTTTGTGCATCTATCCGCGTTGGTCCAAGAACCAATTTTGATGACTTGCGCACCACCCCCTGCCTGGCATAGAATCCGGGCAGGGACCTTGCGTCCAAAAATTACATAGCCAGGCAATGACCTGGCTTTTTTGATGGCATGAACGAATACACCTCTGATACCTGGCACAAACTGCGTAAGTGGGCGGAAGCAGAGCTCGAACGCGCACGCGTGCGAAACGACGCCGTGGGTCTCTCCGAACACGACACGGCTGCGCTCAGGGGTGAGATCAGGATGCTCAAACGATTTCTCGACTTGCCGCAAGCGGCAACTCGGGGTGTAGTGGTTGAGCCGGACTAACAGTCCCGCACAACCTGTCTGAGTGACCGCCTTCGGGCGGTCTTTTTATTGGAGAGCGAAAAGTGGAACAACAACTATCCGAAGAGGAAACGCAAAAACTCTGGAACGAAGAAGCCGCAAAACTTGAAGCCAGTGAGCCATCACCCGCATTCGAGACCCAAGGCGTTGCGCCGGTAGACCCGCCGCAAGACCCTCAACCCCAGGACCCTGCGCCAATTCAAGGACAAGACGTTGATCCGTTGGCAGGACTACCAGAACCAGTGAGGCAGGCCCTAACCCGCATCACAGAACTGGAGACCGCTAACTCTCAACTGCTGCACCACGTAAAGACTGCCGAGGGTCGCGTGGCCGCGATGCAGCGTGAATTCCAGCAGGCCCGCCAGGCCCAACAATCCGTTGGGTCACAGGACGCGCCTTCGCAGGGAGCCATAGCTGCCGCTGCCAAGAACCCCGAGAAGTGGGAGCAGCTCAAGCAAGATTTCCCGGAATGGGCCGGGGCGATGGAAGAGTACGTTGGAGCCAAGCTCAGCGGTATGCAAAGCGGTGTTCAGGCCACCCAGGTCGTTGAATACGTGCAAGCACAACAGGCTGAGCTTAGAAACCAAATGCAAGCTGCCATTGAAGAGGCCCGTGTCGAAGGCAAATACGAAGACTGGAAACAGACGATTAACACATCGGACTTTGCCCAGTGGTTCGCTATTCAGCCAACCGAGGTGAGAGCCTTGGCCGACAGTCCGCACGGCAGGGACGCGATCAAGATGTTGGACATGTTCAACAACGTAAGAGCACGACCTGCTTCGGAGATTAGGCAAGAGCGCGGAGCACGACTCGCCGCAGCCGCGACGACCCGACCTGGTCAGACACCGCCGCCCAAGACATTGGACGACTTGTCGCCAGAAGAACTCTGGAACTACGAGGCCAAGAAGCGCGAAGAGAAAAAAGCGCAACAAGGCTACTGAAAACTTTTTAAAGGAACCAAATCATGGCTATTCAAAATTACGGCACAGTTGCATCACGGAACTTGATCCGTGCCGCACAAGGCATGCTGGAACACGCCCAACCCATCACCGTCTTGGGCGACTTCGGTACTCAGCGCGAAATGCCGCAGAACTCGACAGACACTTTGGTGTTCCGTCGTACTCTGCCTTTCGGCGCATCTACAGCAGGCACCACAATCGAGAACTCCACTCGTTATGTTGGTACTCC